GTCATTGCTGTACGTATGCTTGGGGTGGTAGTCTGCCAACATATTCGTCAAGGATCATTAGTTCCTCAAGTTTAATATCTTGTCCGTTTTGCTTCCAGTAATTCTCTAGTCCTTCTTGACTATCCTTATGGAAGATATCAATGTGCTCTTCATGAATGGCAGAACCCATGTTGAGTTTATAATTGAAGATTGGGACAGCATATCCCTTACCACTATCTAGGATCAAATCCTCAGATACCGCACGGGGTTTGATGTTCTGGTCAATCTTCCAGAAGTCACCACGCTGATGTAATTTTAGCACCTTCTCTGCGTGATGTCTAGTGATAAGATAACAGGCAGCAGAGAAGTCATTAATGAATCTTAGATGTAGTTTTAGATGAATACCCTGAGGATTGATGATCGTAAACTGACATGTATCAAAATTGATGGGAAGTCTATTACGAATTTCAGTCCACTTAAATGCCCAGTGCTTAGCGGTATTTAAGTCTACATCGTCTTCCATGATCATGACCTCATCAAGGTCAGTCTCGTTCACAAAATACTTAATTGCTTCCAGGTGAGTTAGAACACATCCAATCTCACCGGGGTTCATGTTATCAGGAACCCTACCCTTCAATCTATCGGTGGCATCATCTCTACCATCAATACCAGTAATGCGATGGTGGTTCTCAATCTGCCAATAAGCAAGATGATCCTCCATGTACTGACGGCGATCTGGATATCGATCCAGGTTTAACCACAGGACAAGAGGAAAGTTCTTAAGCTTCGGTGCTGCTTTGTTCTTGTCCATTATCAAGTGCTTGCTGTCTTCTAACTTTGGCGTACTCAACGTTGTCATAGTATTCAGAAAGTTTGCCTTTAGACATGACTCTTAATTTTTCCCAAAGAGATCTGTTCTCCTCAATATGTGGATTAGTAAACCAAGAGTTAGAAGTTCTAGTGTGCTCTAGGTGCATGATGTCTCCACTATATCTGATGACATTAGACAGAGAATTAAATCTCATATATCGTTCGTCATCCTCATACCCATAAGAAACAAAGTTCTCATTCTCCATACCCAGACGGATGTATTCTTCGCGGTCAAAGAACTGACAGAATCCATACTTGGCATCCCACTTTCTAGTCTGACCCTCAAAGGCATTGAAGTCAAAGTTTGAGTTAATAAAATTACTTACACTTTCATCAGTAGGAGTACATTGAATTTGATACTCACCAAAACCATAAGGATATACACACTTGACAGGTTCTGGTTTGCCACCTTCCTCAGAAATATATCCGTTAAGGATATAATCAACTGCCTTAATATAACTCAGTTGAGGTAGAAGAATATCACTGTCATAGTTTACAACCACCTTCGTTTGAGCAGCGATTGCCATATCATTAAGCAATCGAGTACGATGAAATGTATAATCGTCACTCTTCTCAAAGATATGAGTGATCATACTAAACTCTTCTGGAAGAAGAGCTTGCTCTAATTGTGGAACAACAGCACTCTTGAAAATAGATTCTTGATCGATTTCGTAGACAATAATATTAGTTCTGAAGTTACGACAGAGATAAATCAGCGTGGTAATAATATTACGCATACGATCAGCAGACTCAATCCTCAAAGGGATCATAAACGTCGCATCATCTAGACCATAACGCACAATTTCTTTCTGTTCTAGCATCAAATTACCTCCCAGTTATCGCAGTATAGATCTGTTGTGTCGTGCGCTGAAGTATATCCTGTACCAAACCACTTGCTAGGAGCAATAATTCTTTTATCAGGGTTCTCACTCAACCAGGATCCCCACCAAGAGAAGGATGAGTTTGCGATGATGAAGTCATCGCAGAGTGACATCATGCAAAGGTCAGCAAGGTTGTCTCCGCCTTCGGAAACAAGGAAGCGGTCATCGTCGAATTGATCATTGCACCAAGCAGGATCGTCACTGAAAACAATAACATTACGATCAGAATCAAACTTTTCCAGTGCCGCATCGTAGTATTCTTTAGAACATGGTGGGTGGTTGTCAGAGTTAACCAGGTAATCACCACGACGTACATGGAGAGCAATCGGTTTATCTACCGATGCGATCATCTCTTTACAAGGGTTAGCAATATTGTTTTTAAACTGGAAGTCCTCACGGATATCCTTCTCAATATGCTCAAAGTATTTTGTTGACTGAAGATAGGCATAAACATTGTGCCCATCAGGCATGTTATCAAATAGATTCTGGTCAAACCTAAAACTTGCTTCCTGAACATAAGGTCCAGGACATGTAGCAATGTTTGTAAGACCAGTTAGTTTGAATGCCTCAAACAACTGGTGGTCTGTCCACTCATCTGTAAAATCACTAGCAGGAATACAAAAGTCATATCCCTTATGTGATGCTATGCCACGGAGTCCAGCGTACTGGAACATCTGGTTGCCCAGACGACCGTGCCTCCCTAGATGATTGAATCCAATCATGATTGCCAGTGATAATGATAAAAGTTACCTCTAGGATCACACATAGGATCCTCAGATGTAACACGGTAACGGAGTTGTGACTGTCCCTTGAAGTCGGTACGGTCACCAATAATGCTATATGCTTTGAGAAGATTATCCTTATTCTTCAGACGCTGTACAACAGAATTCTTTGCTGCTGGATTCCAATATCGAAAACCTTCGTATTGACCAGGTGCGTAAACTACATCAGCAACTGTATTGGGATACAAAGGAGATCTTACACGGTTTAGAATAGATACAGCAACACAAAACTCATCTTGTGTGTTGGTCGCTGCTTCTACTTGTACAGCACGAGCGAGATGATCGTAATCAATAGCAGACAATGCCAGGATAGTTTCAAGAATCATGATGTTTGTTCTTTAGATAGTCAATTTCAGATGGAATAAGATGCTCGTAAGTTCTTTGAGTTTGATTGCGGTGTTCTCTATTAGAGATGTGATAATCAGTTAAAACTGCTGGGTCACCGTGATATTTATAGAGTCTATAGAACATATCACAGTCCATAAGCATGGTTAACTGTTCATCAAAATACTCATCAATACCATTCTTCAACGCCAGGATAGAAGGGGAACTTAAAGTGTTGACACCTTCTAGTAGTCTGTCGTTATACTGAGGAATCTTTGGATTGTAATGAGTATGACCGTCATCAATGGTGTGAGCAAAACCGGTCACTGCCCAGTCTACCCCATCGGTAAATGCTTTGTCAAGTTCTTCCACCAGGTTCTTAGTCAGGATGAAGTCGTCCTGAAACATGATCTTCAGTATTTCTCCATCACCATGACGTAGAGCACAATTTGTATTGGCACTGATTTGACCACGCTTGTCTTCATTTTTGACATAGTTGATCTCAAACTCGTTAGCATACTCTTTACAGGCTTCAAGAACAACATCAGTTTTACTATGGTCAGAGATCCAGACATTAAAGTCTTTGTTTGTTTGATTTGCTAGGGCATAAAAAATATCAAAGAGATATCTTTGTGCCTTACCCTTGGATTCATAGGTGGGAATACAGAAACTTACCCTCATCAGAATCTAAGAATACAATTTTCTTTGATGTCAGCAAGGATAGTTCTAGTCAACCTAGGGACAACATCATTCTCACTATGAAATTCTTTTGCTCTCTCATAGTTGTCCTCAATAGCATCCTTTCTCTCGTGATAAGAGTCTTCGTTGAGGTTGCTGAGGATTGTCCTCAAGTCTTTGACATCATCAAATGTGATTACTCCATCCATGTTAAACCAATCCCCAAGGTTAGGGCAACCATAGTAGATGGGAATAGTTTTACTTGCGAAGCAATCAATTACCTTTTCGGTAAAGTAATTTTTCTGCTGCGAGTTCTCAGCAGCAATGTGGAACATCGCTGTATCAAAGAAGTCGTTTCTTCTGTCGTGGAATGGAGGTGACTTGTGTTGATAGATTGTCAAACCATTCGCATCATCAATAGGGACTAGAAAGTCAAAGATTTCTAGTCTCAGTTTGTGTCCAGGAGTTTGAATCTTACTACTAGTTACAAACGTGATAGATGGTTTCTTATTAAGTTTTAGATTATCAAAATCTAACCAGGAAGATCCCCAGGGAAACAGTTCAGCAGTCGGATACTTGTCCAGGACAGACTGAGTGAACGTATAGATTCTGTTAAAGTTGTGAGAGTTTTCTAAAGCACCCTCATTGACTGTTGGTGCTACCGCATACGGTTCTGCTAGGAACAAGATACGATAGTCCGCATCCCTATCAAAAGTAAGGTTGTCAACAGAGACACTTACTTTTTTATTACCAACCTTCAATCCTTCTTCACCCCATGGATTCCACCACAGTTGGTACACTTTTGCTTTCATCGTATTTCTTGAAAATGATAATGGAAACCAAAGGTTTCTTTCTCGCTATCAGGTAGCATTGCCTCACGGGCAAACTTGGAAGCAACATCTACAGGAGCAAACTTACATCCGTTTGCCTCAAAGATATGTCTATTATGAACACAAATGTTGCCGTCCTCATTATATAGACCGGCATTCATATGCTTGTAGAAATTGCCAACGTTAACCTCCCAAGGAATCTCTACATGAGCAGGGAGATCAAGTAACTTTTTACTCCTTAAGGAGAACCCACCGTTGCCGACCCTTTGGTTTCTTCCCCAAGGATCCAGATAGGCGTTGGGATCGTCACGCCATGGTGCACCAATGTAGTCATAGTCCAACCAATTGATGTCCCACAAATGAGGACGAATAACATAACCATCTGGGTGGATAAGGAGAAGGTGGGAAGTCTCACAGTGCTGTGCTAGATTGTAGATACAATAAAAATTGAAGTCATTAATAGACTGAATGGGATAAGTTTTTTCGTAAGTGACCTGTGGATTAAGTCCTCCAGGTTTACCATGACTACCAAGAAACTTAGCAGCACCCCACTCAATCTCCTCACAAGATTTGTTGATGGCATACACCGCATCAGGAATGTCAATGTCTGCCAGGATAACAACAGTTACATCAGGTATTTTTAGCACGTTTTACTGCTCGGTTGAATACAGAAAATAGATCAAGCAAATTCAAATCAATGTTTTGTGCTTCATCAAAGAGATGCTGACTGCTGGTCAACAATGTTTTTGTAACCTTGGCAAAATCATCAACCCACAAGACAGGATAATCCTTATAAAGTTCTTGTAGATAGTCCGACTTCTTCATAATGGGAACACGTCTCAAGTATAGCACCTCCCAGTTACGATGGCAATCCACACCATTACCCTGTGGACAGATCATAAACTTGTGATCTAGGATCTGCTGACAGTATACATCATATGATACTCGTTCCCCAACCGTAGCAAACTTTTTCTTAGAGAAGATCTCACGAATATTACCACGCTCACTGAGGTTAGTGTGCTCAGCATGGTTGATGTAAAGAAGTTTCTTTGATCTTACCTCTTTCTCCATGTACGTCTTGAGTATTCCGATTCTGTTGTCACTGGGATGTATGATTCTCTGTACCCCATACGGGAACGGGTGTAACTTGCCACCAAATCCGACAGCATTCGTTCCATAGACCGCAGCAACATTCTCAGGAATTTTTTGATGGATGTCATTTGTGATAGGTGTGTCTTCTAGGTTTGTAAAAATAATAAACTTGGTGTCAGGAATAGACTCACATAGTTTTAGTAAATCATTGGTCTCCATGAGACCATCAACCCACTTCTTATCGTCCTCGTTTGATGTGTAAACTTCACGATTATAAAGTCGGATGTTGTCAATAAACAATGTCATCCATTCTTTAGTCTTTGCCAGTTCTACAAAGTCTTTGTTGTCGGTGGATGCTTGTGACATAAAAGCACCTGGAACTCTACCAATACACCCAGACTGATCACCAAATGAGTAATCACATTTGTTAGATACTGCAACTCCTTCAATTACATTCATCCTCTAATAAACCTCGCCAGTTTCTCTTGGTTATTTACAATGTAGTCAGGGAATGATTCATCAATGGGGACCGTGGTTGGTCTATACAGGTAGTCTCTTCCATAAGGATCCACACCCTTCGCTATACGGTCCTCCATGGTGTCTCTAAACTGTTGTAGGTTGTTCTCCTGGTGCTCGTAAGCATCCATCTTAGAGCGGACCATATCGGCATCTCCGAAGAAGCTCCAATGCCAAGCAGCGTCGTCTACCTTCCATGCTTCTTTATGTGACTCACGTAGGAAGTCAATACTCATGGTCTTTAGTTTGCCCATCGTAGCAACCCTAGGACCCATCCACGCTTTCTCACAGAAGAGATTTAGATAGTAGTAATAGACAGGACCACGGAGAACATAATGATTATTAGGATCAAACCACTCACTTAGAGATTCAATGACTTTGGGGTTGGCAATCTCATCAGCATCACTACTGATAATGATGTCATCGTCCTTGGCATCTTCTAAAAATCCAAAGATGGCACTGTCTTTATGGAAGCAAGCACGTTGATAATGTAGCGGGAGTTTGTGAATACCATAGTCAATCATGTTTCTATGATATGGCACTCCTTGCCAGAACTCTTCTAGATTATCATAGTCATCTACAGTGACGTGATGAATAATCTTATCCTTCCACTTAGCAAAACGTTCTTGATTCTCAAGATAGTATAGTGGTTTATCTTTACCGGTAAAGGTAACAGTTGCTTCGTTAATAACAAAGTAATCTACCACGTCACCAAGAATTTCCATCCTCAGTTCTAGTAGATCTAATTCGTTATAGAAAGTAAATACGTCAAATATTTTCATATATAATGAAAGAAGGAAAAAATTTGATGAGTGGATTGTTGGTCACTCTAGGATGTTCTTGGGTTAAAGGCGTCGGAGCACAATATGTAGATGGCATGACTTTAGAGCAATACCAAGAGGTCACCGAAAAAGGATATAGAGAACTAGATACACCCTACACATTTATACATCATCTAGCAGAGAGAAATAATCTAGAACTTGTAAATTTTGGTGTTGGTGGTAGTAGCAATAAAAAACAATTTAGAAAAGCTACTGAGTTTTTTTCTAGTGATGAGTTCAAAAAGTATCAGGATAAGTATAGCACAATTATTGTTCTTTGGGGTATAACATCAACTGCCAGGACTGAGGTTTATAATATACACAAAAAAAAGTTTGAGAATCTACTTTATAAAGCGGATCATAAAGGTACAAAATTTATACTAGAACATAATAGGATTATGGTTGAGAATTATTATGACCATGAAATTGAAGTATATCTTTTAACTAACCAAATGAAACATTGGGATGATTTTTTTGAGTTAAAAGGTGTGAAAAACATGTGGTTTGATATTCTCAACCATCATGATTACACACAAAACTTTGACAATCTTTGTTTAAATGATGGTGATGGACCTAGAGATCTTCTATCTAGAATTACGACTCATAAAACAAAAGATAAATTTCATTTCTCTCTCTGGAAAACTGATTGCGACAGAGTAAAAAAGGGTGTATTTACTAAAACACTTAACCCGTATTCATATCACCCAACCAAGAAAGGTCACGAAAAAATTTTCAATCTACTAGATCCCTACGTTAAAAACCTTCTACGTGATAGTTAACATTCAATGTCATTCTAATATTTTTAGATGGGGATGAACTAGAATGAAATTTGTTGTGCCCATTAAATACCACCAACTTTCCACGCTTCACAGGTTCTCTATGGATTATATCATCACCGTCAAAGAAAATAGTGTCGCCGTCAGAGTCATTGATATAGTATAAAGCGACTAGATGATTATATTGTTGGTCCACATGTTTATTATGTGGGACTCGATAGTGATCAGGTCTGGGCCAATGAAGTGTGATATGTGCACGTATCTTATTATTGGAATTGAATCCATATTTCTCAGGATTGACCATACTGTCAAAATAACTCCAAGGATAATTATCAAAATGCGGACGAGCGATTTGACCTTGGTTGCTAATCATCCCGAAGGAGAAGTATGGATTGCTGGGCAGTCCCTTCTCCTGTACAATCTTATAATCTAGAGCACAATCAGGAGCATAATACCAAGGGGACTCTAATGCTAACTTCTCAATCCGATCAGCAATAGCGTTAGGCAGTTGGGTTGTATGTAAGAATAAACTTTCTTTGCTCATCAGAGTTCTCCCACTGACCTGGTTTTATGTAGTCATCACCCATGGGCATGAGATGACATCGCACATCTGTTCCACCCAACATATTGTAGTTTAGATGTTCTGTTATACAAACATCGGTACAGAAAAAATGTTTGATATTACTACTACACAGAGCAGCAGCAATACCGAACGTGCCAACTCCGGAGTTTGCTAGGTTTGTTGCTGCCATCAAAGTAGCAAAGTCTCTTTCTACTGTTGTAGACTGGACAGTTACCTTGGGATTCTTTTTTAACTCTTCTACTATCGGGTTGTGTGAGTCTGGTTCTGTAACCACCAACGCTTTATCATACATCCCAATGAGTTGGTCGTAAAAATAAAGAGGATTAGGAGCATATTGAACAGGGTTATCAGTCCCTTTGTCAAATACATCTCCACTACGAATATGAAAGACAA